TTGCAGCTCCCACGCCTTGGTTTAACAGAAGGTTTTCAATGTTTACTTTGCCTTCGCCAGCAACGTACTGCCCCGCAGTTTTCCCAACAATATCTGCCCCCGTCTTGCCAAATATGTCTTGTACGTCTTTGGCAAAGTTTGCACCTGTCTCGCCAAAAGTATTTGTATCAATGCCGGTGTCAGTCAAGCCTTTAAACGCCTCTTGCCCAAGCTGAGACAAGATGTAGGACTTGGCAATATCTTTTGGGTCTTTGCCCATAGCTGCGTTTAAAGCAACAGTACCCATAGGGCCAAAATAAGCTGCGCCAATCTGTGCGACGGCGTTAAGTATGGGGTCGTTGCCCAGCAAGTTAACAAGATCGTTAGAAGAAGCACCTGTTGTGTAAAAGTACGGGTTGCCTTGGTCATCAAATTTAACACGATAGGCCGTGTTGCCTTTGCCTGCGTATGTACCAGACCAAGCATTATCTACACCACCGCGCTCACCGTAGTCATTGAGCAAACTTTGACCTGTGGCTTTATTGCCAATAATTTTTTGTGTGCCTATGGGCGCAACGTAGGCAGTGCTATCACTTCCACTTTCGCCGCCAGAAACAAACTCAGTTTTAACTAAACTAGGGTCAACTGACTTGCCATATTGATCTACGTATCCTATTATTTTGCCGGTTAGTTGGGGGTTTCCATACTCGTCTGTACTGCCCTCATTAACATATTCAATTTTTGGGGTAACAGCAACATCAACTGTTTTATCCACCAAGCCAACATCCTTAATATCTTTAACTCCGGATGCATACAAGTTTTCAGCCATAGCCTTAGCATTGGCTTGGGCAGAGCCAAAACCCTCTCCGCTCCACTTAGATGTGAGGTTTTGAGACAAAATCTGTTGAGTTAATTTGTCTACAGTTGCGGTGTCTAAACTGTAATCTTTGCCACCAAATTGTTTGGTATAAAGGTTTAAAGCATCAAGAGCATCCGCTGAGGCAGGTGGTGTTGCTCCAGCAACAACTGCGGCGGGTGGTGTTGCTCCAGCAACCACGCTTGGGCCTCCCACTACACCCGCATCAGCGCCTCCAACTACACCAGCAAGAGAGGCGGGTGGGATAAATTTAAAAATATCTGCACCGGATACACTTGTATCTTTGGGGGTTGCAGCAGGCGCAGAAACACTTTTATTCTCATAGCCTTGAATAAGCCTTTCCAAATCACTAAGCTCATCCGCCTTTTGAGAAGGCGTATCAACCCTTTGATAATTTTGTAATAACTTTTCAAACTCTGTTAGTGCTGCCATGTTTAAACCTATAGAGAAGTCTTAATACGCAACATCTGACTTGTGTCTTGAACCCCGTCTTGGGTATCCCTGTACACATCACCCAATCTTAAGTTGGGTAAATCTACTTCTGTTGGTAAGGTATTAATGTTAATGTTTAACTGTGCAATATTGATAGGCTGAATAGCGTTTAAACGTTGAAAGAACAAATTCAACACATTCAACATCTGGCCCATATAAGCAGCGTCATACTCTGGCGGTGGAGCCGGTAGGCGAGGTGGAGCTTCTTGCATAAAACTCATGAGTTACCCCTTCTGCCGTCTTGTTTAATGTCAATACGAGGTGCACCCAACTGCCATGTAGTCCCAACTTGGGACGATTCCATCTGGAATATTAACTGCCTACCACGGACACGGATATACACTTGCCCCGTAAATTCCTCAATTGGAGCGGTGGCAATACGTTGAATTGATGCGTTACTTGTGCCTGCGGTTGAGCGTGGGTCAGTGGCTCCTGAGCCTGAGTTCTCAAACGGGATTAACGTCATCGTGCATTGAGGCGTACCACTGTTAGAGCCTCGGAACGTCAAGTCAGGCAGAACACGCCAGATAAAACCAAAGTTATGACCGTCATCAATGTCAAACTCAGAAGAACTAATCAAAGCCGGAATGGCTGTAGTTGTGGCTGTAGAGTTATCGTCCACACCAAGCTCATGGTTGACCAAGTTATTGATGTACGTGGCCGCCAAGGGGTAGTTGCGTAAGCCTGAATCAAGCCACGCAGAACGCTCCATAGAACCGTAGTACCAGATGTCTTCTAGGTAATTGTAAATAACGTACCTATCTACGGTATTACTACCAGCAGAACAGTAGAACCACCAAGCTTCGTTAAAGCCTTCGTTGGTTCCTGCAAACACTTGCAATGCCTGCGTCAGGTTAATGTCGCTAAAGATGAACTGACGGAGATCACAGCGCAGGGTCTGAACACGGCCATCGTATTTGTAGAACTTATCAATACCCATCCAATAGACCACGCCGGAAGCCAAACAGACTGCGTTCGGGCCAATGATTGAGACATTGTCGCCAAGTAATTGAGAAGCCCAAACTACGGGTGGCCCTACGTATTGAAGCGAATAGATGGCGGAGTCCGTAAACACCACGATCTCTTGACGCGCTTGAATAGAGGTCACAATCTCAGAGCCGTGCGACAACTGTAAGCTACCTGCTTGGTTTGTCGGGGCAGGAGTCCAAACAAGAAAGTCTTCTTGATCCGACCAGCGAATCAGCATGGGGTTCAGGGTAGAAGAACTGTAATCATCACAGCCAAAACAGAATACAAAACGGCTTGCGTCTGATACAAATACAGACAGCACCACAGAAGGTACGTCTGCGTCTGCTCCCATAATGCTAGACACCAAAACTGCACGGGTGTTTAAACCGGTTGTTTGATCCCAATAATACAAGCCACCACCACGGGGGTTAATCAGCAAGTCTTCACCAAAGTTAGATTGACTCCACAACCGAATAGAAGATGTAGAAGATCCGCCTGTACCCCACAAGCCAGCACCCCAAGGGCCAGCACCCCAGCCTATAAGCGGGACTGCGTACTCAGGGCCAACGTTAATTTGATAAGCCGCAACAACAGAAGCACCGCCGCCGGGAGAGCCTGAAATAGCAGTAGCGTTTGGCGTAACTGAAATAACAATCGTATAGGTATTGGCATTAATAACCGTGACTTGAAATTCTTGATTTAAAACTGCCGCTGTAACGTTGGTTCCGCCACCGCCAATAGTTGTTGCTCCGCTAAAAGTTACAAAATCTCCCGTCACGCAACCATGAGCCGTGTCTGTAACCGTGACTGTAGTAGATGCCGTTAGCGCAAACGGGTTGTTGTTAATGGTAGGTGCAGGAACTACACGCAAGGGTGTGATGTCGTTATAAGACCCACCGGATTCAATGTAAAACTTTAAGTTAGTGCCCACACCTACAAGGTTGGCTCCGGTTAGCGTGACCCAATTCCACAGTGAACGGCATACGCCCTCATAGGTTTCGTCGGATATGCGAACCCAACCACCAATCTTTTCAGGAGTTCCTGCGCGGAAACGAACTTTTTCAGATTCATACCATCCACCAGCCGCATTTGTGCCGGAATTTACAGACCCCAAAGCCTCGGATGCGTACCGTGTATTTTCTCGGTTAACTCCCGGACGAAATAGAATCTTTTTTAATGGCATTGACGACCTTTATTTGCTGGCAACGCCTTTGGTCTTCTCAAAAGAACGCATACCGGCAATGCCCAAGATGCCTGATAATATCACCCATAGCTGGTCTGCGTCTAGTACCGGAGGGGGATCCATACCTACCGGAACCCAACCCATAGCCTGCAAGTATTTCCAACACCACTGAAACAGCGGATATAGCAAGAATTGATACCCCATAGCCGCCACACCGATCCAACCGATGGCCGGTCTCCAGCCGCTGACAAACACGCTACTAGACGAGGCTTCTATTTTGTTGACCTCAATCTGCGCTAGGTCTGTAGCTTGGTCAATGCGCTTCTCTTCAAGATCAAGCTTACGTTGCTCAATCTCCATCTCCATTTTTTCTTTGTCGGTGGTAATTAGGTCGCCTGCAACCTTGCCCACGGCTTCAATAATAGATCCAACGGCAAGCAAGCTCATTTCAAACCTTTCAATGTGCGGTTTAGCCAGCCCTTGAGGAACTTAACTTGCACGGGATTCTTGTTGCATATCTCAACGTAGCGGGCAATCTTAGCCAAGGCGTAGGACTCTTTAAACCGTTGACCGTCTGTTACTTGGTTAAGTTTCTCGATGGTCTTAGCACCAATACCGCCATCAGGGGTAGAACCAACAATCAACTGAGCCAGCTTTACAGCCATGCCTAGCCCTGCGTTTACACCAAAATTAAAAATAGTGTTAGCCACTTCTTGGTTTGCAATCTCGTTACCGCGCATCTTGTCCCAGAACTCCACACGATAAAACTCACGCACCATAGGTGTCAGGGAGCCACCAAACTCTTTCTTATCGACAAGCGCCCAGCCATTCCATTGTGGGTTCTTGTTACGGGCAATGCCAGCATAGGTCATGCCGCCCGTGTCGCCGGGAACTTCATGGAGGACGTAGCCGCCCTCGTCCTGCATCATCTGCTCAAAGGCTGGTTCAAACTGAGCCATTACTGTTTACTCCTTGAAAGCATGGTGGCTGCAATATCCATCATGGTTCTTGTTACTTGAATGTCGGCTGGTTCACTATCCCAACCCACAGTAATCTGGCCTACAAATCTGTTTGGGTCGGGTGGAATGCTAATTCGGCAAGTGTATGCAACCCCTTTGGCGATATACCACAAACCCATTTCGGACTGTGCTGAACGGTATTCCCCGCAAGGTATCTCACTAGCCATTAGCTTCACCACATCTGCGTTGTTGGCTGCGTTCTGAGTAAACAAGCCCACATCCAGCCCATCATTGGTTTTGTCTCGGCCTTCTTTGGTGTAAGCGCGATACAGCACTCTGGTTCCAAACATAGGGTTTACTTTAAACACAGCAACAATGGTGGCGTTGGTGGTTTTGAACAAGTGAGCAGCAGCGTCTTCTACCCTGTCTTCAACAATGCTTGGCATCTTCTTGGACTCTTTGTACGCACCCATCAGCAGTTCTTGGTTCTGCCAAACAAAGTATCCAGAGAACGCAAGCACCGCCATAAGTATCAGCGCAAACAGTTTAAACGGGCTATCCACGTAGGACAGCACCTTGCTCAATATGTCTGCTGGCTTTTCGTCACTCATCCTAGTCCAATCATTCCAAGTAGTTTGTTCACAATCTTGTCCGACAAGTTATCAGGCAGGAACTGTAAAAACCCAAGCACCCACCAAGCAATGCACAACCGCACAAAGACTTTAAGGAAAAGGTCAAATTGCTTCTGGTACTCATTCACCGCCCACATCCTGCTTTGCCGCACATATTTTGCAACTCAGTCAATCCGAAAGCAATCAGCGTTACAAGAAAAACAATTGCCAAGCCTGCAACTAAGTAAACCGTCTGCTCTTCCTCGGCCTCCTTTTGCTTCTTTTCTTCAAGCCGTAGCGCCTTCATCTCTTTGGCATCTGCCAAGTCCATCTCTGCTTGACGGGCTTTAATCTTCTGCCATACGTCAATCTTGCCTGTGGTCATAAAGAGCATCTTTAGCTCTTCTTCAAACGCTCTGGCTTGCTCAAGCACCATCTCAATCTGTAACGCGGCTCCCATGTTGGAACCCTTTTTGGAACGCTTGGCCTCGATCATCGCCTTGGTAGCGGTGCTCCTAGCATCAAACATCTTGCCGATCATCGGGGCAAGACCGCCTAAGTCATTGGCAACCTTGCTTGCCTTCTTGACCATGCTTATGGCATTTTGTAACCCATCTAATGCTGCTATGGGATCTATCAAAATCATGACCATATCCAAATAATCGTAAATGTGCCCCACATAATGAAGCACACAACAAAGGCCGCCACAATCAATGCTTCAGCCCAATCTTGCATAATTATCCCTAGTACGTAGATCTTGAGTAAGGGAATGTGTTGGCATTAAGCGCATAACCTTCAACTGTTCCGCGAGCAGTGCTTGTACTAAACGAAGGATATGACGGATTTGTAATGTTAACGGTCACGTTACTAGCGGAAGCTGTAACGGATGTCAGCACAAGTTGTCCCGCATTAAATGACCCAAATACACCACCAGCAATAGGGTAGTTAAATATTGCGCCGTTACGAGGGGCGTCTTGGGTTCTTCCAAGAACAATAATACCATTTGCGGTAACAGTAATTCCGGTAACCCTTTGAATAAATGAGTTGTTTATTCTCACTGACCAAACAACATCTCCGTTTGATGGATTTATTCTCATTAACAGCGTACCTGTTGAGTTACGCTGATCTTGAACGGCATATAAAAAGCCATCGTAATAAGCAATGTACGTGTCTGAACTTGTTACTCCCGATTCAGAATACTGTTTACTCCAACTTATAGAAGTAATAGTTGAATTCATTTTACAAATCTTGCCAGCATTACTTGACATGTACATATTGCCAGAAGGGTCGGAAACAAACCCCCACGGAGTATTCATGCCACTAAGATGATACCCATTTGAGCCATTAAGAGCGCCTGTTGTTTTATTAAATTGCATAATGGCCCCACCAGCGGGGTTTCCCGTCCAACCGTTTACTTGAAAACACCAAGTTGCGTCAGTAAGGGATAAGCCCTCCCTAAATGCCGTCCAAAAATTATCTTGGCTTTGTTGCCGCCAATATTTAGAAACTACTGTATTGTTTACAAAATCTAACATTACCCAATGCTGATCGTTTGCACCGGTTTCAGGATCAATTAATTGTGAGCGAACACAGTATGCTTGGGACGTAGATGCCGAAACACCTCCTAAAAATGCATCAGAATTTAGGTTTACACCGTGAACTACGGATTGAATAAGTGAGCCATTGGATGATAATCTTGCAATACCTCTTGTTTCTATTTTATAAAACATAGGTACAGTGTCATTTGCAAATGCATGACCGTTCCCATCATTCATAGTTCCCAGAAATATAGGGTATTCACCTGATCCGCCTGATGGGGATGTGCAAAATGAAACAGCGCCTGTTGTGTTTAAAACATACACAAATTGTGAATTACCTAATCTGCGTAGTGAGCCAATTAAACTGCCGGTAGATAGTGGTTGAATGCCATTCAGTTGTACCTCAGTTCCAGAAGTAGGCGCAATAAAGTAATACC